CTGGAATTAGTAGCCAATCAGAGATTATTAATGAAGGCGGGGCAGACTACAGCCGGTATTATTGCTGGGTCGAAGCTAGAAGTAGTGCCAACTGAGGTTGATGATGCGGAGATAATTAGTTAATTGGTGGTAGAATGCTCATATTGTAGCTAGATTTTATTCTAAAAGGTGAAATAATGTGTCAATGGCTAAAAAGAAGCTCCTTCACGGTTCTGGTAGTGGTCGCAGGAATACTTTACTATGGCATATATCTAACTGGCGCAAAGTTGGTAAGGATAAGATAGTCAAAAGCTTGCGGTTTTCAGCAGGCAAACAGCATACAGTACAAGAATTAGATGATATAGAGCGCGATAAGCGCGATTGGGAAACATAGTATATGTATAATGCAGTTAATACATTTAATAATATATATCCAAAATCAAGAGCTCAAGGGGCCACTGCCCCTTTCGCTTCTGCCACCCCAGTAGTGAGAACACAACCAACACCCTTTCCTACATCTCAAGCGCCTGCGGCGGGTGGGGATTCTTGGGCTCAGTTCTTAGCAAGTGGTAGAAATCGAGGAGAAGACGGGAATACAGTTTATGATCGACTTGCAAAGCATGGAGAGGTAAAACAACCTGATTTTCTGGGCTCAATGAGTGCATATGGTCCTGGAGGTGAGGTAACAGATTTACAACCGCAAGAGGCACCTCCTATGATGAAACAACCAGAAGAAAGCGCTAGAGCTAAGATTTATGCGCTTTTACAAAAATACTATGGCGATCCCGCCCTTAGTAGTGTGACTAATGTAGGAATATCTAACTAATGGCACTTTACGACGATCTTAGGAACTCAGCTGGTAATGCTTGGGATAGCTTTAAACAATATTTCAATGAGGGCCCAGAACAACCAATAGCTCCGGCTAGTATAGATTATGGAAATGCTTACCAAGCACAGCAAGCAGTTGTACCAAACTATAATAGTAATATGGTAGAGACCCTACAACAATACACACCTGAATATGAAAACGGAGAGCTAGCACCAGGAAATATTAATCTAGCAAATAGAACTCGATTTGATGCTGGAAATGGGCAACAAAAAACCATCTTAGGGACATCGTACAATATAGATGGAGTAGAAACACTGATACCAACGGTTCATCCAGAAACTGGAGAAGATATGGGAGAGGAAGAAGCAAAAGATTACTATAGAAAAACAGGTGAACATTTAGGCATGTATGATAGCCCAGACGCTGCTACTGCAGCTTCTCGTAGTATGAGTGAAAATCAAGATCTTGTTGAGAATCCACAGCAACCACAAACATTCTCACCTGCAGTACAACAACTACAGACGGATGAAGGAACAAAACGAAATAAGCAAGGGGACCATGTTGTTTACCCAGATACTGAGGGGTATTTAACTGCAGGCATAGGTCATAAACTTACTAAGGCAGAATTAGCATCAGGGAAATACGAAGGGGGGATGGCTGTTCCACAGGAACAAGTGGATAAATGGTTCAAAGCAGATTTTAAAACAGCTAATAATGATGTGGATACACTTTACAAGGGTGTAAATTTAAATGATACATCCAGGGAAGTTCTCGTAAATATGGCGTTTAATCTAGGTAGGGGCGGATTATCTAAATTTAAGAAGATGAAAGAAGGTTTTGAAGCTGGTGATATGAATAAAGCTATCACAGAAATGAAAGATTCAAAATGGTGGGGTCAGGTGGGTAATAGGTCAAAAAGGTTAGCTAAACGATTAGAAACTAATATTGCATGAGCCAAACAGCGACTAAAGAAATATTTTCACCCAAGAAAGTTGAGGAATACCTTAATAGCACTAGTTATGAGGACGATAAGGACTATGTGCCTAGTGAATTTGCATTAGAGTTCGTAACCTTTATTAAACTGGTTAATGGCGAGCGCGGCGAAGAACACCAAACCCCGGTAGTCCATTATAGAATGTTGGATACTATTACCAACGGGGGTACCCAGATTATTAATCTATGTCACCGTGGTATAAGTAAAACTACAGTGATGGGTGAGTATTTATTCTTATACCTAGGTGTTTATGGGACCTTGCCTGGTTTTGGTAAAGTAGATCTAGCTTTATACGTATCAGATTCCATTGAGAATGGTATAAAAAATATGCGGAAGAACTTAGAGTTCCGCTGGGAAAATTCAGATTTCCTAAAACAATATATACCGACTGTGCGATTTACAGATATCCGATGGGAATTTAAGAATGCCGATGGTAATGTTTTTATTGTCCGTGGATACGGAGCAAAAACAGGTGTTCGTGGTGCTAAAGAGATGGGTATGCGCCCACAGTTGGCGGTACTAGATGATCTAATCAGTGATGAAGACGCTAGATCAGCAACAGTCATTGCTTCAGTAGAAGATACAGTCTATAAGGCTGTTACTTATGCATTACATCCTACTAGGAACATGATCATATGGTCTGGCACACCCTTTAATGCCAAAGACCCACTGTATAAGGCAGTTGAGTCTGGTGCTTGGGCAGTTAATGTATTCCCGGTATGTGAATCATTTCCTTGTACTGAGGAAGAATTTAGGGGGAGTTGGCCTGATCGATTCACTTATGATTTCGTTAAGAAGAAATATGATACGGCAATGAAGAATAATAAGATTGATACATTCAATCAAGAATTAATGTTGCGTATTATGAGTGAAGAGGACCGGATGATACAGGATGGGGATATTGGATGGTACAAGATAGATGCTGTCTTACGGAACAAGGGTAGGTTTAACTTCTATATTACTACTGATTTCGCCACTTCAGAGAAGGAAAAGGCAGATTTCTCAGTTATTAGTGTATGGGCGTATAATAATGTAGGCGATTGGTTATGGGTAGATGGTATCTGTAAACGCCAGTTAATGGATAAGAACATTGATGATTTATTCCGGTTAGCCCAAGAATACAAACCCCAATCTGTAGGTATTGAGGTAAGTGGGCAACAGGGAGGCTTCATTCAATGGATTCAATCACAAATGCTAGAACGGAACATTTATTTCCCTCTAGCAAGTGAAAGTAATCAAGGTAAAGCTGGTATGCGACCTAGTACAAATAAACTTGTACGATTCAATACTGTAGTCCCTTGGTTTAAAGCAAGAAAAGTATTTTTTCCTATAGAACGTAAAGCTGAAGCGCCAATGGTAGAAGCGATAAATGAACTTAGTTTAATTGCAGTGGGGGGTATGCGCAGCAAGAATGATGACTTCCTAGATACAATATCTATGTTAAGCTCCCTTATGCCTTGGAAGCCTTCAGAGGAAGCTCCCATAGTTAGTTCTGGTAAGGATGACAACATGTGGCATGTGGACGTTGATGTTAAAGATACTGATCGCATATCTTCTTATATTGTGTAAGGTAAAATTATGAAATTACAAGAAGTCTTTGACCAGCTTACTTATGGTGAACTTTCCCAGTTAAGTATTGGTGGTAATGAAGCTGGTGTTATCAGCGTATCTAATCGTGAACGGGTGATCCCACATGTCAATATGGCACTAGCTGCAATATATAAACGATTCCCATTAAAAGAAGGGCGAGTCAATGTCCCTTTAGTAACAGGAACATATACTTATACAGTTGTAGGCGAGGATATTAATAGAATAGAACGTATTTTTACTGACTCTGCTCTAAAAGAAGAGTTAAGTCTTAATAATGAGATAGATATATATAGTTGTTTTACTACAAGTCCCAAAGTCTTGGTGGTTCCCATTGCTATAGTTGATAATAGCACTACTTTACCAACCGCTCTGAAGGCTACATCATTGGATTTAGTCTATCGTGCTAATCACCCTAAACTCCAGGAGAAGGATGCTGACCTAGATCCTGATGAATTGGAGTTGGAAATACCATATACGTATATAGAACCTTTAATATACTTTGTAGCTTCTAGAATGCTTGCTAATACTGGAACAGGGCAGTTTGAGGGACTAGCAAGTAATAATTATATGCAAAAATACGAGATGGCTTCGCAATTATTAACTAATCTAAACCCGCAAGTTGAGAATACTACTAAGAATGCGCGATTTAGGGATGGGGGTTGGAAGTAATGGCTGAAAAAAATCAAAAGACAGTAGAGACAGGCATTAAGAAATCTATTGGTATTACTGCTCCTGAAGGATGGACTACGCCACCTACTATTGAGGAAATGAAAGCAGATCGACTAATTGCTAAGACAATCCATGATGCTCAAGTAGATAAGATCGGTGTATGGTTAGATAATCTAAATATTACTGGCACAGCGGCTATAAAAACAATAGCTGGGCAATCCGCAATACAGCCAAAACTTATACGTAAGCAAGCAGAATGGCGATATGCTTCTCTAAGTGAACCTTTCCTATCTACTGATGATGTATTTAATGTGCGACCAGTAACCTGGGAAGATCGTGATGCAGCTCAGCAGAATGAACTAGTATTAAACTACCAATTAAATACTAAAATTGATAAAACTAGATTTATTGACGAGTATATACGCACTGCAGTAGATGAGGGCACAGTCATTGTTCAAGTTGGTTGGGAATTCGCTGAGGAAACCTACGAAGAAGATGTACCTGTAATTGAGTTTCAAGTAGATGAGGCGCAAGCTCCACTACATGAGCATATACATCAGTTAATGCAAGAATCTCCTAGTCAGTATGCTACCGATGTGCCAGAGGAATTAAAAGAGGCGCATGAGTTAACAATGCAAGAAGGTCGCCCGATTGTGCCTATATTTACTGGTGAAGTACGTAAGGAAGAGAAAACTCGCATCCTAAGTAATAAACCAACCTTAGAAGTATGTGATTTTCGTAATGTAATGATCGATCCTACTGCTAATGGGGATATCGAAAAAGCGGGCTTCCTCATAAAAACTTATGAAACAAGTAAGTCTGCACTTAATAAGGATGGTAAAAAATATCAGAATATAGACAAGATTAGTATTGATAATAATTCAATCTTATCAACTCCAGACCATACTCCTAGAGAGGACGAAGATAACTTCAACTTTACTGATGAAGCACGTAAGAAATTTGTAGTACATCAGTATTGGGGTAAACGAGATGTAGATGGTAGTGGTCTTGTCACAGCATTTGTAGCTGAATGGGTTGGTGATGTGATGATTCGTATGGAAGAGGTCCCTTTTCCAGATGGGGCATTACCATTTGTTATTGAACATTACCTACCTGTACGTAAAAGTAACTACGGTGAACCAGATGGTTCATTGCTAGAAGATAATCAAAAGGTTATTGGCGCAGTAACTCGTGGGATGATAGATATCATGGGTAAATCTGCGAATGGGCAGACCGGGATACGTAAAGATATGTTGGATACAACTAATCGACGTAAGTTTGATCAAGGTAGAGACTATGAGTTTAATGCTAATGTAGATCCACGCCAAGGCGTGTTTATGCATACTTATCCAGAGATCCCAGCATCTGCACAATTTATGTTGCAGCTACAAAGTATGGAAGCTGAATCTATGACCGGTGTAAAATCTTGGTCCCAAGGTGTTTCAGGTGCTGTATTAGGTGACGTAGCCGCAGGCATACGTGGAGCTTTGGATGCAGCTTCTAAACGGGAGCTTGGAATACTTCGCAGACTTTCCAGCGGTATAGTAAAGATAGGTCGTAAGCTTATTAGTATGAATGCAGAGTTCCTATCAGATGAAGAGGTTGTCCGAGTCACTAATAAAGAATTTGTGACTATTCGTAGAGATGACCTTGCCGGTAAATTCGACTTAACATTATCTATATCCACTGCAGAAGAAGATAATAATAAAGCTGAACAGCTAGCCTTTATGCTTCAGACTACTGGACCCACTATGGACCCAGAAATGACTAAGATGATCTTAGGGGATATTGCTAAATTACGTAAGATGCCTGATTTAGCACAACGTATTACAACATATAAACCTGAGCCTGATCCTGTTGCTCAAAAAGTACAACAGCTAGAAGTTGCTAAATTAGAAGCTGAGATTGCTGAAATGCAAGCTAAAACACAAAAGATCATGGTAGATGCTGGGCTAGCACAAGCTAAGACCAATACTGAGTCTGTTAAAGGCGCTAATCTTTCAGCAGATACTGACCAACGTAACCTTAACTATGTAGAACAGGAATTGGGTGTTACACAAGAACGTGACTTAGAACGTCATGGTGCACAAGCAAAAGCACAGGAAAAGTTAAAATTACTTGACCATGAGCTTGGATTAGAAAAAGAAGAAGCAAAACAAGATACAAACTTATTACAACAATATTTGACTAATAGAGGATAAAACTGGTATATAGTTACGGTAGTTACGGACAATCTATTAACTTTTTTTAAAACAATGGTAGATAAATGACAATAAATGAATCGTATGATGCAATCGAGAGATTGGAAAGAAGTGAGAGAATCGAAGCAACTGAGCGTAGTATAGCTAGTGCAAAAAGTGTTGCTGATGTTGTTACCTCACTTGCCCGACTTAAGTCAAATAGAGACTTTAAGAGTATGGTTTTAAAAGGATACTTTGAAGAAGAAGCAATCCGCTTAGTTCATCTTAAATCTGCCCCAAGTATGCAATCAGTAGATGACCAACGTGCTCTCATATTACAAATTGACGCAATTGGTTGTTTTAGTAATTATCTAAATACTCTACTTGCTAAAGCAACTATGGCTAGTAAAACCTTAGAAGATGATGCAGCTAGTTTGGCTGAACTTTATACTGAACAGGGGAATGAATAATGGCTGATACTAAAGAAGAAAAGGTTGAAGAAGTAATTTCCCCTCTTCAAATGACAGATGAAGAATTTCTAGCGTCGCCACCTCCACAGGAGGAAGTAGTTGCTCCTGAGGAAGTAGCAGTTGAAGATGTAGTTGCAGAAGAAGCTGTTGTAGAAGTTGCTGCTGCTGACGAAAAAGTTGAAGAACCTGCTGAGGGCTCCGGCGAAGCCGAAGAGCCCGAAGAAGTAGCTGATAAGATACCTGAACCAGTAGAAGCGGCAGAAAAGCCTGTTGAAAAAGATATAGAGGAAAAAGAGGCTCCTGAGACCGATTCTAAGAGCATAAACTATGAAGCCGAATACAAGCGCCTACTACAACCCTTTAAAGCTAATGGGAGGGATGTTACGGTGGATACAGTGGATGATGCTATCTCACTGATGCAAATGGGTGCTAATTACAACAAAAAGATGGCTGGTTTGAAACCTAGCCTAAAGATTTTGAAGCTGTTAGAGAATAACGGTCTTCTAAGTGAAGAAAAATTAAGTTTTTTGATTGACTTGGATAAAAAGAATCCTGAAGCAATTAATAAACTGGTAAAAGACAGCGGGCTAGATCCTATGGAACTAGACGCAGAAAAGGCAGGTGAATACGCACCGAAAACCCATTCGGTTGATGATCGTGAGTTAGAGTTGGACTCTGTATTGGATGATATCCAAGGTACACCAACATATAATAGAACTCTTGATGTAATCAGTAAGGAATGGGACAGTGCTAGCAAGCGAACAGTAGCGGGACAACCTCAGTTGCTTAAAGTGATTAATGACCACATGGCTAGTGGTATTTATGATCAAATCAATACTGAAGTAGAACGTGGACGTATGCTTGGTCACCTGAACGGTGTTTCGGACATTGAAGCTTACCGTAAAGTTGGAGATGCTATACAAGCTAATGGAGGATTTGACCATCTGGGTGTACCCCAGGAGAGATCCAAAGAAGAAGCGCCTATAGTAGTTACTCCAAAAACGAAAAAAGTTAATGATCCAGCATTAAAGGACAAGCGCAGAGCTGCTGGTAGTACACCAGCTGCAGCCCCAACGGCACCTGCAAAGGATTTTAATCCATTATCTATGTCAGACGAGGAATTCAGCAAACTTGCTGCATCCCGTTATGCATAAAATTTATTATAAGGAAATATTATGACACGCGACTATAATGCACCGTCAACCACGGCTTCAGGTACAGCCTCGGATATCGGTCCACAAATCAACAGTGCTTACTATCAAAAGAAAGCACTAGTTACAGCAGCTAAGGAAGCCTTTTTTGGTCAACTAGCTGACGTTACATCCATGCCTAAAAACATGGGACAAAAAATAAAGCGGTACCATTATTTGCCTCTATTAGATGATGCTAATCTAAATGATCAAGGCATTGATGCTGCAGGTGTAACCATTGCAGGCACAGCTTTTTACGTAACACTACCTAGAGCTGTTATGGCTGTAACAAATGCTACGAAAGCAGCTGCTGCTACCGCTATTAACAACCTTACCGGCACTCCTTGTGTTGCAGGTGCTGATGGTTCTGGCGGCTCTGGGCTAGCTACTCTTACCATTACTGGCTCACTAACACTTAAATATGCTGATGATACTAAAGCTACCGCTGTAGTAGATCTCAACATTGGTGGTGTGAAACAGCAAGGTTCTGGTAACTTATACGGTTCATCTAAAGATATTGGTGTTATTTCTGGTAAATTGCCAGCAGTATCTGAAAACGGTGGTCGTGTTAACCGGGTAGGTTTCAAACGTGTAGAACTAGAAGGTACGTTTGAGAAATTCGGTTTCTTTGATGAATACACTGAAGAATCAATGAACTTTGATACTGATGCTGATCTAGCACAACATATCAATGATGAAATGGTTAAAGGTGCTAATGAATTAACCGAAGCTGCACTACAGGTTGATTTGTTAAACGCTGCTGGTGTAATTCGTTATAGCGGATCTGCTACATCTAGACAAACTATTGCTGCTAGTTCTGTAGTAGTCTTTAAAGATCTAATGTTGCTAGCTATTGATCTGGATAACAACCGTACTCCTAAATCCACCAAAGTTATTGCTGGATCACGTATGGTTGATACTCGCACCATTTCCGGTGGACGCGTTGCGTATGTTGGGTCTGAACTACTACCAACATTGAAAGCAATGTCAGATTTCCATTCTAGCCCAGCTTTTGTACCAGCAAATAGATATGCTGATGCTGCCAACGTACTTGTTGGTGAAGTTGGTTCAATAGATGCCCTACGTATTGTAGTGGTACCTGAAATGCAAAAATGGTCTGGCGCTGGTGCAGATGCTTCCGGTAGTGCAACACATTATGAAACAGCAGGACGTTTCGATGTGTTCCCTATCTTGGTAGTGGGTGATGAGGCTTTCACAACTATTGGTTTCCAAACCGATGGTAAAACCGTGAAATTCCGGATCTTCCATAAAGCACCGGGTGAAGCAACAGCGGATAAAACCGATCCTTACGGTGAAACTGGGTTCATGTCCATTAAGTGGTATTATGGATTCATGACCTTGCGTTCAGAACGTATTGGCTTGATTTTAACTTCAGCAACGATGTAAAGTAAGTCTTAGAGGGGTGGGTTTATGCTCATCCCTCTTTTTTTTAACACTAACTTGGGATTTTAAAAGACACTATGTCAAATACCGAAACTAATGAAGTAACTGGTCAAGACGAAAAGGCCAACCTCAAAAAGCGGGCTGATTTAATGGGCATTACGTACCATCCTTCAATCGGGTTAACTAAACTCCGTGATAAGGTTAATGCTGTGTTAGAAGCAGCGTCTAATGAAGAAGCCACTTCTATTGAAGAGTCAAAGCCTGAAAGCGAAAATGCAATACGTATTCGCCTAAGAAAAGAGGCTCATGCATTGAAGCGTGTGCAAATTACTTGCATGAATCCTGCTAAGAAAGAATGGAATGGTGAATTATTCACAGTTGGAAACTCTGTAGTAGGTACCGTTACACATTATGTACCTTTTAATGCCGAAGACGGTTGGCATCTACCTAGTATTGTTGTACAAGCGATGGATGACCGTATGTGTCAAGTATTCTCTGTAACTACGGACTCTCGTGGAAATAAAGGACGTTCTGGTAAACTAATTAAAGAATTTGCTATTCAGGACTTACCTGCACTAACCGAATTAGATATTTCTAAACTAGCAGCTCGACAAGCTGCTTCTAAATCTATTGATAGATAGAGGATAAACAATGCCAATTACACCTGTTAGTACAGCCGCTTTAACTACCACAGCACTTGACGGTACAGGAGTATTCGATACTTTAATACGCGCAAATAAAGCACACTTGGATGCTGAGTTTGCTAAGAATCGTATTAAAGGGGCTGAGTATGCTACTGTATACTTAGGTTCACTTCAGGCAGTTTTAAGTGCCTCGATTCAATTCTTGCTAACGAAAGATAAGGCAAGTTTGGACGCAGATCTAGTAGCACAACAAATACTTAATGCTGCTAAAGAACATGAGGTCCTAGAGTCTACGAAGTGTAAACTTAATGCTGAATTTGATGTATTAGTACTCACTAAACTGAAAGTACAGCAGGAAACTGCACTCCTCCTACAAAAAGTGCTAACTGAAAAAGCACAGACGATAGCAGCTGGTGTAGATGCTACTAGTTTAGTAGGTGTACAAAAAGGACTGTATACAGCACAAACTGCTGGATTTACCCGAGATGCTGAGCAAAAGGCTGCTAAGATTCTAGTAGAAACCTGGAGTGCTCGTCGAATGACAGATGAAGCAACTGCTGCTAACTCTACTAATAAGCTAGATGATGCATCTGTTGGTAGCGTAGTAGATAAGTTATTAACTGGAGTTGGGATATAATTAGCTGTATTAATAGCTAACAAAAAAAGGGGAGCTATCTGCTCCCCTTTTTTCTCTTTGGAGAAGTATAGTGGGTCTTTTTAGTACAAAAAGAAAAACGAAAGTAGGAACCACAGTGGTAAGGTCCCTGGAGGATGATAAGGTACCTAACTCTCTTATTACTGGGTTCGTTATAGCGCAACAACAAAAGCAGCCTATATACAGTTCTGTACTTGAAGAATTCATGGATGGTATATCTCTCAAGGCCGATAGGATGTACACCTATGGCGCTGGCTCTTATACCTATGGGTTGCCTTCAGGGCAATTTCGTTCTCCCTCTGAAGGCAACCCAGCAGTTAAAACAGTACTAGCAGGCGTTCATAGTGTCGCCGAATCTGCCATAAGTATACAATATACATATGTAGTCCCTTATAACATGCACCATGTTGCTTGGATGCAGATTATAGATAATCATGGATATATCGAAGGATCTAATACACTAGGGAATCTAACTACCTCAATGGGTACTACAGTGTGGTTAGATGATATGGTTGTAGTCGTACCTGCTGCTGATTATGACTTAGCTTTACTAGAGCTTAATGAAGGATATGATCTTAAAACTTTCCATAAATGGGGTAGAGTAGCTAGAGCAGGGTATTCTCCCACTAGACCTTATACTCACCATTTCGCTAATTTAGGTATACGAGCACATTCAGCAGTAGAGAGAAGTACTACTGCTACAGTAGCTCATGTTAGAGTTCAGTATGTATGGGAAGTTGCAAGTGCGTGGCAACAACATGGATCTACACCTCCAACTATTCACACTAGTAGTTTCACCCTATCTTTAGCTGCTTATAACGATGCTGCTGATTATTACCATGTTGCATATAATGTAAGTGGGGGAGCAACAAAGTATTGGCTTTATGAAGACGGCTCTGGTGGATATACGGCATTAGATTTAATATTTAATACCCCACAAACAACTAATGGGCAGTTTTTTCCATTCTTATATTTCCGCTTCAATAAAGCGTCGCCATTAGCAAATACTAGTTCAGTTGACTATATCCATAGTAAAAAAATGGCTGGCAAAATAGAAATGAACTATGATGAGGTTGTTGCTGAGATAGAGTCAAATCCTGGTATTGGTGACGTAGAACAAGCTATGCAGATTATGGCTGTCCCTGCTACCACTTCTAATGAAATAGAACTTAGATATCTATTTGATTTTTGGAAAGCATATTCTAGCCAAGTAATTGCTACAGATTGGGCTCCAGGTGAGCACAGTCTAGTAATCCAAGATAAACGATTTAAACTTACATTACAAAATAGAGGCGTAACTACGCACTTAGTTGCGGGCGTAACAGGGGATGTAGGAACTTATTCTATGGTATATGTCCCTGTGACTTGGCCACAGCTTATTGAACATGGTTATAGATCGACATTAACCGCAGGGGGTAGGCCAGCAGAACATAGGTATCGCCATCAGATTTCAGCTAGCATATATGAAGAGGTTATTGTACGTGATATGCAATTAATGTTTCATATTATTGGTAACTATACAACTACAGCTGGCGATGGCTATGATCCAAATGGAATTCTATTAACAGTACCTTTAGATCGCTCAATAACACAATTTTATTCACTTAGGGATAGAGAAATACTATATTCCCGTGGCCTGCACCTTGTCTTTAACTCTGTAATAATAATTAAAATAAAGTGGTATCAGACCGGTCTTTTCAAGTTTTTTGTTATGGTTATAATGGTAGCAATTGTTATTGTATCAATGGGTACGATGGCACCTGCGATGGCTATGCAGATAGCTGCTGTTAATTTTGCATTGGGAGCTGCAGCGGCTAACATGGCTGTTATGGTAGCAATAGCTAAGATGATGATAGTTACTATAGTTATAGCTGTTGCAGTAAAGTTTATATCTAAACACTTGGGTCCTGTTGGCTCTATGATTTTAGGTGCTGTATTACTGGCTGCAGCGTTCTACTTCGCTCCAGCTAGTGCATCACTTGCCATGCCTTCGATGGGATTTACTAGCTCACAAGTATTGCTACAAATAGCAACTTCACTCCTTACTTTCGATCACTTTGAACGCCTTACTAAGGGTATAGCGGGGAAAATGGCTGAATTGTCCGTTCTTCAGGATGAAAGGGATAAAGAGTTAGAGGAAGCCAATGCACTACTAGATCAAAGTAATTATCTCTTTCCTTTTGTTATATTTGGGGAAGAACCAGATGATTTTTACAATAGAACCATACATTCTGGTAATATAGGCATATTGGCAATTGATCAAGTAGAAGCATACGTAGACCAGGCTTTAAAATTGCCTACCCTAAGGACTACATTACAACCAATAGCAGTAGGCACACAGTAGATTATAGGAGTATTACAGGATGGCAAGTTCACCATATTCGCAACAAGTTGATACCTTTAATAATGCTGGAAATCAACTATATGCTTCACCACACTTAAATCTCCAAAGGCCAGTAGGAGCAGCGTATGGTCCAGCCCTTGGTGCATATAATACTCAAGGAGCTCTTCCTGGCTCGGGTTCAAACTTGTGGGGTGGTTCAACCGGCCTTCAGGGGTCACAATTTTCCAATACCGGTATCCAAGGAGGCTTTAGTGCTGGTGGGGTTGGACTAGGTGGAGGGGGTGGTCTCTGGGGTGGTATGGGAGATATGTTTGGTAAAGTAACTCCAGAAGGTCTTGGGATGGGCGCAGATATGCTCCTCGGACTTGGCAAGCTAGGTTTAGGCTTTAAGCAATATGGACAGGCTAAAAAACAACTTAAATTCGCTCGAAATTCATTTAATAAGAATTATGCAGCACAAAGGCAAACTACTAATGCTAGTCTAAGGGATAGACAGAGTGCACGGGTTGCTTCTAATCCAGGGGCATACCAATCAGTAGGAGATTACATGCAACAAAATCAGGTAGCAGCGTAATGGCTATTAATTGGAATAATGTATCTGGTATGGGTAGTGGTAGGGCATTTCAAGGAATGCGTTCAGCCCTTAGTGGCATGAGTGCAGGTGCTGATCAAATATCTGACACATTCACTAAATATGCAGAAAATAAAAATGCTGGAGATGTTCTAGCATTCAAAGAACTTTTAAATTCTGCGAGATCACCCGAAGAACTAGAAGCCATGCGCCCAGAATTAGCGTCCTTAAAAGAAGGGATGGGGCAAGCTGGAAGAATAGCTTCAGTTGGTGGTGCTGATGCACGATTACGAACACTTAATGCCGAGAACTTAAATAGATT